AATTGGCGCCCAACCACCTGCGAATATTCGACGTCGCCCATGGCTTACTTTCTGGGTCCGGTCGCCAAGACTCCGGCCGCATCCAAAATGGGGCCGCAGGTGGGACAGTACGGCCGACCGGCACCGACGGCAATAAGACGAAGATTGTGTGTCTTTGCATACGGGGGTGTTGGCTAGCCCAAATACCCGAGCCCGAGATAAAATGAGGCCATGTCCAAAGCGACAATCTATAAAATCGTTTTTCGCGTTTATAAGGTCTGTTTCGTGCTCGCGCTTACCTGGGCTGTTCTAATCGGGTCGGTCTTTATGGTGTCCTTTGCGATGTACGGGACATCCACCTTTCCTGTCAGCAACGTAAAAATACATATTCTTTGGGTCATATTGAGACCCTTGGTGATTGTGGTGCCTCTTTGGGGTGTGACGACCCTGGCGATGTATCGGTGGCGGCCCAAGCCAAAAGCTATGCAAGATACGTTTGATACCTAAGTACGGCATCTCTCGATGATTGCGTTGCACCGAGGAACTAGCCTTCGCGCGAACACGACATGCCGAGCGCGTCTGGCCTCGCATTGTCCACGCGCCAGACCTGACATGCTCGTTTAGCCGCCAGCCAGAATCTCGACCGGCACGATCGCGACCGCCTGACCGCCGAGGACGCCTTCGTCGGTTTCGATCTTGCCGGCGATCCAGGCGTGGGCGACGAGGCCGCCGAGCGTCTGGATCGCGCTCACCGGCGCGAGCGCGGCTTCGATCGCGTCCAGGAGCGGATTGAGCGATGTGGACGGCGCGGCTTGGTCGTCGGGCGCGTGCGCGTAGACATAGACATCGACGGACGCGCGCCACTTGGCCGGCAGGCCGGCGCGGCGCTCGGCGGTCTCGCTTTTCTGGACGACAAAGAGCGCCGGCTGTTCGGCCGGACCGACGTCGCTCCAATGCCGCAAGCGCCGCGACGCCGTGACGAAAGGCGCGGCGGCCGACAGCAGCGCGAACAGCGCGGCGTAAATCGGTTCGCGGGTCATTGGGCCAATGCGTCGCTGCGCGAGAAGACCGCTGGGGAACAATCGTGCGGCCTTCGAGACGCGCCCTCATCCTGAGCTGCGAACCTCTCCTTCGAGACGCTTCGCTCCTCAGGATGAGGTTCGCGGGACGAAGGACGCTCCTCAGGCTGAGGATGTTTTCTTAATGCCATAAAGAAATGTCCTCATGCTGAGGAGCGATGCGGAGCATCGCATCTCGAAGCACGCAAAGTGGCAATGCCATACTCGATGCGGGTCACTGGACCGTCTCGGCGACGGTAGCGGCGATCGCGGCGCCGATCTCGGGCGCGAGATCAGCCAGCGCCGAGCGCAGGAACGAACGTTCCGGCAGATGCGCGCCGGGAAACATCACGCGCCTGGCGAAGACGCGCTTGCCGGCGACGACGAAGGACAGCGCGCGGGCGTTCTTGGCCGCGATCAGGTGGGCGCGGATGTCGGCACCGAATTCCTGCGCCGCGCCATAGGGCACGGCGGCGGGATCGAAGCCGACCGAGGCGCTCAATCCATCGATCTGTTGCACAATGCTCGACGCCAGACGGCCGGAGCGGCGCTGGAGCACGGCGCCCGACAGGTTTTCTTCGACACGATCGTAGAGACGCTGCGCCAGCGTCGCGACGACGGCGGCGAGGCGCGACGCCAAATCCTGCGGCAGCGCGCCGAGCCGGCCGAGCGCATCGGCCGAGATGGTGACTTGGATCATGCCGGCACGACCGCGCGATACTGCTCCAAGAGCGTCTGGACGTCGGCCGGCATGTCCTTTTGCGCGAAGGACACGACTTCGCCGGCGAGATTCTTCGACGCCTGGCCGATGCGGTCGCGCTCCTTGTAGCGCAGCGCGACCAGCGCAATGCAGGCCTGTTCGATTTCGGGCGGCGTTAAGGCATAGCCGGCGGTGTAGGCGATAGTGACGTTCTGCTGACCGCGGCTGAAGGCGGCGCCCGTGAGATAGAGCGCGCTGTCGTCGAACAGATAGCCGGGCTGGCCGGGACCGGATGCGGGCGCCACGGCGACGCCGTCGATTGTCAGCATTGCGACCGACACCACCGGCCGGTTGCGGAGAAAGAGGCGCGTGCCGCCGAAGCCGTTGCGGGTTTCGGTGTAGGCCGTCGCCGCGATGGTGCGACCGAGCCAGGCCTGGATGAATTGACTCGCCGACGTCACGAGGCGCGTCAGCAGCGCGTCGTCGCTGGTCGTCGTCAACGGCGGCGAGAGATACGCCTTGACGTTGGCGAGCGTCGTCAGATCGCCGGTGGCCATGGCCTAGTCCGCGTAAGCGAAGCCGTGGGCGTGCACGAGGATCGCGGCGAGCTCGGCCGGCACGGCGACAACGCCGTTCCTGACCGCGAACTCGCGGCCGGCGAGCGACACCGACGTGCAGCCTTCGGGCGCGCGCAGGTGCAGCGTGCGGGGCGCGGCTTTCGGTTTGAGCGGGGGTTTTTTCATTCCGAATCTCCAAGAGCGAGCACAGCCCCCTCACCCTGCCCTCTCCCCCTCAAAGGGGGAGAGGGAAGAATAGAAAAGGGGCGAGTGTCAGGAAGCGGATCACCCGTTGCCGATGTTGGTGATGGCGCCGAAGGCGAAGGGCGCGTAGTTCTGGAGCACTTCGTCGGCATAGACGCCGTACTCGTAGCGCCGCGCCCGGAGCGGCCATTCGACCTGGTAGTAGTCGCGCCGGGTGCGGATCTGCACCGTGTTCGGCACGTTCGACAGCGGATAGGGCAGAGTCTTGGTGAAGAACAGCACCGTGCCCGCCGGCATATTGGGATGGAGCTTGATCGGAATTTCGGTCGCGCCGGCCAGGCTGAACTTGTTCAAATAACTCCGTACCATGACGCCGCCGAGGACGGCGCCCTGATCCGCCGCGAAGACGAAGCGCGCGGCGGTGTTCGTGCCGCCTTGCAGGATCTTCTTGTGGATGTTGAGCATCTCCTGCGACGACACGTAGATCGCCGTCGGCGACAGGCGATAGTTGTCCCAGAAGGATTTGAGCGCGGCGTCGAACTCGACGATGCCGCCTTCGCTGTCGGCCGTAAGCGGCGTGCCGGATCCGGCGGTACCGGTCGGCTGCGCGGCGTAATAGGCGTTGAGCGAAGACTTGAAGCATTGGGTCAGCAAGCCGTCGAAGACCAGCGCGTTGACGCTGTTGTCGGACGCGGGCAACGACGACGCGGTTTGCGTGCCGGCGGCCGCGGCGGCGATCGCGACGCTGTTGATCGTGGTGATGGCGCCCAACGTCTCGCTGCCGGCGGCGCCCCAGAACCAGGCATAGCCGACAGCGCCGCGGACGGATGCGACGGTTGCCGCGACCGCGCCCGATGGACCGGTGACCGAGACAGTGGCGTTCGAAGATTTCTGCGCCGAGCCGCCGCCGAACGTGTCGGTCGAGCTGTCGGCGTTGGTGCGCGTCACCGCGGCGGGAATGCCGCCGGCGACCGAGCTGTTCAAATAACCGTCGAGGGTCAGCGCGACGGCGATCACCGACAACGTGCCGGTGGCGAGCGCGCCGCCCGAGCTCGACGCGGTCAATGACGGCGTCGGCGTCACGCCGAGCGCCAGCGAGCCGTTGCCGCCGAGGATGATCTGTTCTTCCTGCAGCATCAGCGACTCAAGCAGCGTCTGCGCCGCGACGGCGCGCAGATCGTCGAAGCCCTGACCGGCATAGACCGCCTCGAAATCGACGTTGGCTTCGAGACCGATGCCCTTGTAGACGGCGTTGTAATCCTGCGTCGTCACGGCGATGACGCCGCCGCGATTGCCCGGCGATATGCCGGCGCGCACCGACGCCGTGTTGAGGCCGGTGATCGCCTTCCAATTCGCCTGGATGCCGCCTTTGCCGGTGGCGCGCGGCACGTCGTTCCTGAGCGGCGTCAGCACCGGCACCAGCATCTTCGCGCCGGGTTCGAGATCGTAGAAGGTGAGGCCGGATGTGGGCGAGCCGCTTTCGGCAAACGTGCTCTTGGCGAGCAGGCCGGCGAAAGCGGGATCGTCGATCGGCGTGGCTTGCGCCGCCTTGAAGGCGGCCAACGTGTTCCGGGTGTCGAGGGTCATTGAAGTACTCCTGGGCTGATGTTGGTGTGCGTCCCCTCACCCTCCCGCTGACGCGGGTCCCTCCCTCTCCCCGCAAGCGGGGAGAGGGTTGGGGTGAGGGGTGCGAGGAATGCGGCTTAGAAAAATCCGACGCGGATCGGATTGCGGTGGGCCTTGCGGATGGCGTCGAGCGCGGTCTTGGGCTCGTCGTCGGCGCGCTTGGCGACGCCGTCCTCGCTCTTGTCGACGGCGCGGGCGGCGGATTGGTATTTCGCCGGCGCCGGCTCGGCGGCGAGCTTGGTCAAGAGCGTGCGCTGCGCCGCGACTTCGCGCGCCAGCGCGTCGAGCCGCTCGGCGAGGCTCGCATGCTTGGCGAGATCGAGGCGGCGCGCGACCTTGACCGGATCGTCGGCATCGGGCTCGGCATCTTCGGACGCGGCCGGCGCATGCGCGCAGCGCGCGCCGAGCTCGACCGCGGTGTCGTGGACGCGCTGGATACGTTCGAGATCGGCGGCGCTGTTGCGGCGGCCTTCCTTGGCGAGGTCGCGCTTGTAGACGTCGATGACGGCTTCGGGATTGGCCGGCCGGTCGACCAGGCTGATCTCGGTCAGCTCGAGGCCGGTGATGACGCGCGGATCGGCGGGATCGCGCGCGGTGACGCGGCCGCCGATGGAGAAGCCCTTGTAGACGCGCTGCTTCACCTTTTCCCAGGCG